TACATGCTCTACATTCCATAACCAGTGGTTTAAATCATCCTACCCACAACTGAATTTCACTAACCCAGGAACAGAAGTGTTTGACATATACGCTATGTTTGAAATAGGATGGTTTTATAATAATAATAAAGTAGATTTAAATAGAATACCCTTAGATTTTAAACGATATCCATTACAACAAACTGCTTCTGAGATTTTAAATTTACAATATAAAGAAGTAAAGCCTATATTAGATACCCCTTTAAAAAAAACAGATATTCAAGATAAATATGTTGTGATAGCTCCTCATGCTTCTGCTCATGCAAAATATTGGAACTATCCTGGTGGATGGCAAGCTATAATAGATTATTTAAATAATAAAGAATATAAAGTCGTTATGTTAACAGCTGAACCTTTAGGAGATGAATGGCACGATTCAAAATTAGGAGGAACATTAACAGGAGTAATAGACAAAACAGGATTTGATATCCCGTTAGAAGATAGAATGATTGATATTCGCGACGCTTCATTATTTATAGGAATGGGAAGTGGTTTAAGTTGGATATCGTGGGCTTTAAATACTCCAACCATCTTAATATCAGGCTTTAGTTATCCTTACACTGAATTTCAGGATTGTGAACGAATTTATCCTTTAGAATATAATGTTTGTACTGGTTGTTTTAACAGACATATGTTAGATGCGGGAGATTGGGAATGGTGTCCTGACCATAAAAATACTCCTCGCCAATTTGAATGCACAAAATCAATTAAACCTGAACAGGTTATAGAATCTATTAATAAATTTTTAAACTTATAATATGTATAATAAACAATTAAATTTATGGAAAATCAAAAATTAACACAAGAAGAATTAACTACATTACAAGAATTACAACAAAATGGTCGCGTTGTTATTGAAGAATTAGGCCAAATCGAAGTTGCTAAATTTTCTTTAGAACAAAGAAGAACAAAAGCAGAACAATTTTTGCAAGATGTACAAAAACAAGAACAAGAATTTGTTCAAAATATTACAAATAAATATGGCGTTGGGTCTGTAAATCCCGAAACAGGAGAATTTACTCCTTCTTTAAAAAAAGATTAGTTTTTACGAACCTCTGCCATATTTATAAACAACAAAAAAATATAAAAACATGGCAGAAACTTTAATATCTCCGGGCGTTCTAGCAAGAGAAAACGATTCATCATTTGTAAGTCAACAACCAGTAACAGTTGGTGCTGCAATTATAGGCCCTACAGTTAAGGGACCGGTTGAAATACCTACTCTTGTAACTTCATATTCTGAATATCAAAATAAATTTGGTACTACTTTTACAAGTGGTAGTCAAATATACACTTATTTTACCTCAATTGCTGCTTACAATTATTTTAATAATGGTGGAACATCGTTATTAGTAGCAAGAGTTAAAAGTGGATCGTTTACTAGTGCTACTAGTACCAATATTGTTAACAGCGGTACATCCACAGCAGGAGCTTTTGCTACTGCTAGTGTACCTGCTGCTTCATTTAGTGCTGATAGTTTTGGTGGATCCGCAAACGTATTTGTAATTACAGGATCTAATAGTTTAGTATACACATTCTTTGCATCCCCAAACGCTCCAGCAGATATTCCAGCAGCAAGACTCTATTACTTTACATCAGGTAGTGGTGCTGGTGGCTCTTTTATTTCATCCTCAGTACAAAATTTAGTAACTAAGATGAATGAAATATTAAGCAGTGAATTTACTTTTGCTACTTCTTCCAATGGAACCCCAAATTTCATTATTTCTTCTTCATTCTCTGGTTCTGGAGTAGATGGTTTAAATGGTTCAATATTTGCATCAGGAAGCTTTGGTGGAACACTTTTAACTTTAGCTACAGTAGGTGGAGGAGTCGCAGGCGATCCAGCAACTGCTTTAACTTTAAAAACTATTTCTCAAGGTACTATAATGAATAGTGATGGTCCTGCTGGAAGTAATGGCACTTTATTAAGTGGATCATCTGATAATATAAGATGGCAAATAACTAACAGAAATACCTCTTCAGGAACATTTGATTTATTAATTAGACAAGGAAATGATTCTACTACTGAACCAATTGTACTAGAAACGTGGACTGGTTTATCTATGGATCCAACAGCTCCTAATTTTGTATCTAGAATACTTGGAGATACATATTTTACTTATAATTCAGCAGAAAATTATATTCAACAAAATGGAACATACCTAAATCAATCAAAATATGTTTATGTGGATGCCGTTAATTCTCCTACTCCTTATTATTTTGATAATAACGGAGTAGCAAAATCAACTTTAACTTCATCTATCCCCCTCAATGCCACCGGAGCATTTGGAAATGCAACAGGAACAATAAATGGAGCTAGTGGATTTTTATACTATCAAAATATTAGTGGAGCATTAAGTAATGCTAATATAGATAAAATTCAAGGTATTCCTAGCGCTAGCTATAATAATATGATTAATTTACTTGCTAACCAAGATGATTATAAATTTAATATATTATTAGCTCCTGGTTTATTTGATCAATACCAATCTTCTCAAGTAACTAGTATTATATCAAATACTCAAAATAGAGGAGATAATATTTATGTTCTTGATTTAGTAGGGTATGGATCCACAGTATCTACTGCAACCAGTGAAGCTAATAGCAGAAATACATCATATGCTGCTTCATATTGGCCTTGGGTTCAAACCATTGACCCTGACTTAGGCCGAGAAATATGGGTTCCTGCTTCTACATTAATTGGTGGTGTGTATGCTTTTAACGATAGTGTTGCTGAACCATGGTTTGCCCCTGCAGGTATTAATAGAGGAGGTTTAGGTACAGTAATTAGAGCAGAACGCAAATTATCCCAAGCTAACCGCGACACATTATACTCATCTAAAGTAAATCCAATTGCAACATTCCCTGGACAAGGTGTTGTAGTATATGGTCAAAAAACATTACAAACTAAAGCATCTGCTCTTGATCGTGTAAATGTTCGTAGATTGCTAATTGCTCTTAAATCATTTATTTCTCAAGTTTCTAACAACTTAGTATTTGAACAAAATACAATAGCAACAAGAAATGCATTCTTAAGCCAAGTTAACCCATATCTTGAATCAGTACAACAACGTCAAGGTTTATATGCATTTAAAGTAGTAATGGATGCTTCAAATAATACAGCTGATGTAGTAGATAGAAATCAGATGGTAGGTCAAATTTACTTACAACCGACTAAAACCGCTGAATTCATTTATCTTGATTTTAATATTACTCCAACAGGTGCTACATTCCCTGCGTAAATTTTTAAAGACAGAATATTTATAATAAACAAAATATAACATGGCAATATTAGATCCAAACGAAATATTTTTCACCGCCTTTGAGCCGAAACAGGCTAACCGATTCATTATGTATATTGATGGTATACCGGCTTATGAAATTAAAGGAGTAGGCAATGTAAATTTAACTCAAGGTGCAGTTAGATTAAATCATATTAACGTACAACGTTACGTTAAAGGTATAACTACTTGGGGCACTATTCAATTTACTCTATTTGATCCTATTACTCCTTCCGGTGCACAAGCTACAATGGAATGGGTACGTTTACATCATGAATCAGTAACGGGTAGAGATGGATATTCTGATTTCTATAAAAAAGACTTAACATTTAATGTGTTAGGTCCTGTAGGTGATATTGTATCGGAATGGATTATCAAAGGAGCAATGATTACTACTGTTAACTTTGGCGATTATAGTTGGGATACACTTGATACCGCTGTTAATATCCAATTAACTGTCCAACCAGATTATTGTGTACTCAATTTTTGACAGTACACCTGGGTTATTAAGTTCTTAATTCAAGAACTTTGCAATCAATTTGTACTTTTAAACCCTCTCGTAATATGTATAATAAACGAGAGGGTTTCTTTATGGAAAAATGTCATTACTGCGATTATCAAACAGATAATAAAATTAAATTTGCTAAACATGTCTTCCACGAACACAAACAAAATAAGCAAACATATTTAATTCAAACTAAATACAATAATATTCAACCCACCTGCAAATGTGGGTGTGGTGAGTTAATGAAATATAATCCTGTATTATCTGATTTCTCTTCATACAACAAAAAACATTTAAAAACTATAAATAAAGGAAAAACATTTGAAGAAATATGGGGAAACCCTAAATCAGAAAAACGAATAAAAGCTATATCTGAAGCACGTAAAAAAAGATTTGCTTCTGGGGAATATGATTATATAAAAGATGCTATCCAAGAAGCCAAAAAAGACCCAGAGCTAGGTAAAAAAATATCTAAAGGTGCTAAAGGCATTCCTAAACCTAAGCCTGAAGGGTTTGGTTTTGGTAGAATACAATCTAAAGAAACTCGTGAAAAAATGAGTGATAGTGCTATACAAAGGATAATAGAAACTGATCAAAACCATTCATCAAAATTAGAAGAAAAATTTAAAATAATATTAGATATTTTAGATATAAAATACCAACATATTTTTTATGCTAAATCTATTAAAGCATTTTATGATTTTTATCTTCCAAAACAAAATATATTAATTGAAGTAGATGGTGATTTTTGGCATTGCAACCCAGCTAAATTCCCTTTAGCAAAATACTCAACTCAAATACGAAACTTAAATCGCGATCAAGAAAAAAATAAATGGGCAGAAGAAAATGGATATAAACTACTTAGATTTTGGGAAGACGATATAAATAATAATATTAAACAAGTTAAACAAATACTACTAGAAAATTTAAAATAAGCTTGGCAACCCCAAGCTCTTTTTTTATATTATACATGTATTATAGGGAAAGTTCTTTAATATGTTCAACAATTTAAATTAAAAAAATATGACAACATTTTATTTTGTATTAGGTATGGTTGTAGTCTTGGTAATAGCCGAGGTTATAGCTGCATTTATTGTAATTAAAACAATAAACACATTAAAAGAACAAACAAGAGATCATCAAAATCAATTTGATAATATTTTTCGCAGAATTGATGATATAAATCGAGAACAATCTAGAGAATGCGACACTCAGTTTATGGATATTCATCGTAGAATAGACGAAGTACATCGAGACACAGAACTCCAATTTCAAGATGTTTATCGACAACTTGATTCTCGATTAGATAAATTAGAAACTAGATTAACAACAAAACAAGTTATAAAAGGATAAAGAATCCAATTAAAGAACTTTCCCCTATAATATGTATAATCACACAAGTTATTTAAATAAAAATTATGACTGAATTAAATTTTCCAATTGAAATAGTTGAATTACCATCTAAAGGATTAGTATATCCTGAAGGTCATCCTCTTCGCAGTGGTAAAGTAGAAATGAAATACATGACTGCTAAAGAAGAAGATATTTTAACAAATCAAAACTACATTAGCAAAGGTATAGTATTAGATAAATTATTAGAATCTCTTACTATGAACAAAATTAACCTTAAAGAGTTAATAACGGGTGATAAAAATGCTTTACTTGTAGCGTCTCGTATTTTAGGGTATGGTAAAGAATATTCATTTACTATAGATGGTAAACCATACGATGTAGATTTATCTGTTTTAGAAAATAAACCATTTAATGAAGATGCTATTACATCTAAAGGTACTCTTAAGTTTACACTCCCTGCTTCTGGAACAGAAATAGAAGCTAAATTCCTTACAGATAAAGATACAGAAGTAATAGAGCAAGAAGTTAATGGATTAAAGAAAATTAACAAAGATGCATCTCCTGAAGTTACAACTCGATTAAAACATCAGATTGTATCGGTTAACGGGTCTGCAAATAAAAACGATATTAAAGACTTTGTTGAAAATCATTTATTAGCCCGTGACTCTAGAGCACTTAGAAACTTTATTAAAGATTCATCCCCAGATATTGATTTAAAAACCAAAGTTGTGGTAAATGGTGTAGAGGAGGACATCGACATACCAATTGGTCTTAACTTTTTTTGGCCTGACCTCTGATATAATACTGCCATATAGATTAAGTGTATTTAATCAAATACACGAAATAGTATTTCACGGAAGAGGAGGATATACTTGGGACATAGTTTATAATATGCCTTTATGGCTCCGCAAGTATACATTTGATACATTAAAAGAATGGTATACTCCTAAAGAAAACCAAGAAAATGAAAACTCGTGGGTGAAAGGAGCGGCAATGCAAGAAGCTGCAAAAAATAAAAAAATTAAACCCCCTACTTATGTTACAAAGGCGTTGCGTAAAAAGTAACGCCTTTTAATATTTATAATAAAATATTCTAATGGCAGAAGAATCATTTTCCGGATTGAATGAACAATCAATAAAAAACGCTCAAAAAATTAATCTTGAAATAGGAGAAATTCAAGGATCATTTACACGTATTAACAAAACATTAGGAACCAATGCAAGTTTATTAAGAGGTATAAGAAATTCATTTAACGAAATATCAACGGCTACAGATAAAGTAGCTATTCTTCAAGAAAAAGCCAAAAATAGTACTGAAGGAACTGCTAAAGCTTTACAAGAACAACAAAAACAATTAAATATTGTTAGAAATTTAAATGCACAAATCGACATATTATATGCAAGAGCAGAAGACTCATCAGGGGCAACCAAAGTAAATTTAAAAACCCAAGCACAAAATCTAGCTGACGCAAGAGATAGAGCAAACCAATTAGCAAATATATTTGGTGACATAGTTGAAGACTCAGCTAAGTTAGATAAGTCTACTTTATTTTTTTCTAAAATGTCTGAAGTATTAAAAGGTACACCTATACTTAAAAGTTTTGCTGGTCCTTTTGAAGCTGCATCTAAAGCAGCAAGACAAACTGTTTTAGATAATGCTAAGATAGCAAGTATAAAAGAAACTATAGCTGGATTAGACGCAAGAGAACGAGATTACGGAGGAGGACTAACAAAAGAAAAACTTAAACAATTGGGATTAAGCGAAATTACAAAGAATCTAGAATTCAAAGCTGCTGGGGATGCTCTTAAAAACTATCAAGCAGTTACCAAACAATCTAATGTCTTGACATCAGGATTAAGTGCTGGTTTTAAATCTATAGGAGAAGGAGTAAGTGGTTTCTTTAAAGGGGGTGGGTGGATAGGATTATTAATTACTGGAGCTATAGAATTATTTAAATTTATTAAAGATGCAATGTTTGCTGCTGACAATAGAATAACAAATATTGCCAAAAGTTTAAGTATAAGCAAAGAGAATGCAACGGGTGTATATGACAGTTTAACTAATTTAAAAGGATCTTTAGATACAATATATGCCACTACAGGAAATATAGTTGCAGCTTTTAACGAAGTATCCACAGCTACTGATTTTATAGGAGTAGCTACTAAAGACCAAATAGAAACCCAAATAATATTAACTAAAAATTTAGGATTACAAGTAGACGAAGCTCAAAAACTCCAAGGATTGTTTGCCGCAAATAACATGGAATCTAGTGAAGGCGTAGATATTGTATATGATCAAGTAGCTGCCTTTGCTAAGGAAAATAAATTATTAGCTAGTGGCGCCAAAACTCTTAAAGAAATTCAAAATACTAGTAAATTGATATTAATTAATTTTAAAGGGAATGTAGGAGAATTAACTAAAACTATTTTAGAAGCTAAAAAATTAGGTCTTAGTTTAGATCAAGTTAATAAAGTAGCTGGTTCTTTATTAAATTTTGAAGAATCTATTTCTGCAGAACTAGAAGCAGAACTTTTATTAGGAAGAGATATTAACTTAGAACAAGCACGTTTATTTGCTTTAAATAATGATATAGCTGGAGTAACTAGAGAAATAGCAAATCAAGGTATTACGATTGAAAGCTTTAGTCGAATGAATAGAATTCAACAAGAAGCTATAGCTAAAACTTTAGGCATGCAGGCTGAAGAACTAGGAACAGCATTGTATAATGCTCAAGTAATAGAAAAATTAGGTGGTCGTGATTTAGAAATGATGCGCGAAAAAGCTAAAAAACAAAGAGAAATTGCTGAAGCCTCTGGTGATACTAAAAAAATAGCTGAAGCTATGAATCAAGAAGCTAAAATAGCATCTATTGAAAAACAAATATTAACTGGAAAAGAATTAAAAGCCGCTGAAAGCTCTGTTAATGTTCAAGAAAAATTTAATGCTCTTTTAGAAAGAGCTAAAGAAATATTTAGTGATGTATTTACT